CTAGCTTGGTAATGGCATTCCGTAGTTCATCATTGGTCTTCTGCAACTCGTCATTCGAGAGTTGAGCCGATGTATGCAGTTCACCAAAGGCTTCATCGATTGCATGTGGCAACTCTTGGAGCCGTGTAAAGAACTCGCGTATCTTGCTGATACCTTCAATGAGCGCAGCGCCACCGAACTCTAATGCACCGAGTCCGACGATAGCACCACCTAATGCACCAACAGCCATCTTTGCCGCTTCTGATTTGGCAATGACAGATTGCAGGGAACGCGGGAGACGAATACCGATAGTCTCAGCTAAGAGGTGGATCTTCTCACGGACATCTTCACCGCCGAGGGCATTGCCCACGGCTTTTCCGGTAGCTGTTGCCTTACCTTTGAACTGATCCAGCTGCTTCTGTGCCTTGTCTAGAGCGGCAGAATATGAAGCGCCGTCCATAGTGAGGACAACCTGGACTGTGTTGCCTTGCGGTGTTGATGCCATTACTTGCTAGCCTTATTTGCTGCTTTGGTGATGTTAGTAATGAATGTTTCCTGAATTGCCTTGGTAACTTCCTGTTCGCAGGTCTCGAATGCGGCAGAGATGAACGGGTTAGGTGTCGTCTCTTTCCCCGTATCTTTCTTGCTGCCCTTTGTACCCTTGATCACCTTGTGACCGTCTTCTACCCACCGAGCCACATGCTTTGAATACTTTCCGAATGTCACAAGAGCGTATGGGACATCAGCCTGTTTAGTGCTGGTCTTGATGATCACGTCTGACTTCAACGCACCTACAGGGAGAGCCGTGCCTGACGGACCCTCAACGCGTGTCGGGCAATTGTTTTGAATCTCTGTCTGTTCGATCTTGGCTCCAGCGCGTAATGCAGCCTGAATAGCTTTGTCCTTGGCGTCGTCACCGAGCGCTTTCAGCATCTCGATCACGCTTGTGCAATCGACTGTTACGTTGTTATTGCTTGCCATTAGGTCCAACCCCTGCCCATGCACGCAGCTTGTCCGCTAGTGCTGTGCGTCGTATCTTTGTCATGGTGCGTTTCTTTGGTTTGGCTTTGATCGCCGCCCATTGGGAGGGCATGAAGTCCGTTGCTCTGACTGGCTTCTCAGGTCTGCCCATGCTGAAATTGACCGTGGCTGCGATTAGCTGAGCCGTCATCAGTTCGTCATGTTCGATCTGATTGGTGCGGTGTCTGACTAGCGCGTCAAACTGACGTGGCGTAAGTGTCCAGAATTCATCCTCTGATATACCGAGGTCGTATCGGGCTGTTGCCCATAGGCCAAGCCAGAGGTCTTCATAGTTGGGTGATTCATCATCACCCTTTACGCGTTTGGGCTTTCTTTCTCGTCAATCTTTTGTGCTGCCAGATATGCGTTCAACACTGCATCGAAGATGGAGCCTAATGACTGAATTGAGATTAGATTGAGCACGTCTTCATATGTCGTCTTTGGCTGATCCCGCAAAAGCATTGCATAGAGGATCGCAGCCAATCCCGAAGCGTCCAACTCTGAGAGGTTCAGCGCACGCAGGAGATTCACCTGAAGACCCTGTTTCTTGAGCAGCGACTCCGCGTTGGCAATTGCTGCGAAGTCCATATAGAGGTTGTATTCTTTGCCGTCTATGGTGAGCACGGTCTGTTTTAGGGTTGCGTTTGCTGATGCTTTGACTGCCATGTTTCCTCTTACGATCCGAAGGTGACGCTCTTAGCACCTGAGATTTCAAGCGTGAACGTGTACTCAGATTGCTTGCTGATGTCGATGTCGAAGTCCCCTGCGGCTGATACAACTGCGGAGAAGGTGATGGTGTCACCAATCGTTGTTTGTCCAGGGGCTAACGGCAATACAACCTTGAAGTCATACGCATTGGAAGGCTGAGCGTTGAATGCGGCTAACACGGCAACCTGTCCGGCATCGGATGAGACGCGAGTCGTGGTAAGCGTGACTGTTCCGCTATCGAGGATGGTGCCTAGCTTTGTGGCTACACCGGCTGAATCGAAGCTGGTTGTTGTGACAATGGCGCGTTTCGCACCAGAGAACTTTGCATCGGTGACTTCACCGATAGCAACGAATGTGTCGGTCTGACCTGTAACGGAACCAATCGAGATTACCGCACCTAGACCTGTGACTGATGCTTTGGAAATGGGGCTTACTGGCATTTGTTTTTACCTTTTAGTGATTTGGAATGTGGTGTTTAGCTTGCGGCTGGTTCGTTGTAGTACAGATAAAACTCAACTGTGGAGCAATACTGCATATCGTCTTGGATATAGAGGTCGGTCCCTGTAATCCGCGTGGTTGATGACACAACAGAGCCATCAGAAAGAGTGCCGGTGTAGCGGTCCAGAATGCTGATGAGTGCGGCTTTGATCGTTATGGCGGCTAGATACGTTGTTGCGTAGCAGGAGAACTCAAACCGCTTCCGTTGGAATCCAACTGTGTCGAATGTCGGCCAACTCTGAGAGCCAATGAGCTTGAATGCGATTGCAGGGAATGTCACGTCTTCAGGAAGAGACACCGGATAGATGCGACTGCCTACTAAGTTTGTGATCGCTGATGAGGCGTTGAGCAGGGAGACTAAACCAACTTCGATCATTACTCCCCTTCGTCCGTCTCATAGCACAAGCACATGATCGTCTTGTTCGCTTGGGCTTGATTGAGGACCGTTTCAATTGTGTAGGTATGGTTCACGCCTGTTGACTGTTCGTTGTAGACGATCCGCATATTCGGCTCAATCACAACTGAGGATGTCCACCTGAATGTGATCCGGTGTGTCGTCTTCGAGATGAACTCTGCCGTTTCATATTGCAGTTGGCTGTTCTGTACATCGATGCTTGCCCAACATGAATAAAGCCAGGAATATGTTTGGATTGGCTGCCCAACTGCATCCTGCGATGTTGAAGGTGCAAGTATCTGTATGCGGCGGTTGAATGCGCCTGATAGCAATGTTTGGATAGGCATATTAGGCGTATTCGAAGATCGTGAGTTTGTAGGGCGCGAGTAGAGAGTAGACAGACTGCGGGATCGTTCCGATGCCTTCACGGTTGTTGTAAAAGAAGCCCGTCACTAGCATGATTGCGACCTTGATCGCTTGAGGACAGATGTCAATATCTTGCCCATCACCGAATGAACCGGCAACGAATGTGATCGTGACAGAGCCGGGATTGTAGATCATCTCTAGCGGCCAGAATCCCGCGTTCGCCGGCACTATCGAACACGGTGTGCGCGAAAGGTCGGCTATGTAGTCGTCAGGATCAATAGTGACTGTCTCAAGTGTTCCCGTGTCGATGTAGGTGATCGATTCGACTGATTGAGTCTTCGCTTTAGGGAGATCGATGCGAAGCTGATTCCAGATGGTTGACCAGTACGGCCATTCACTCAATCTCTCTGCGCCATATGTGGTGTTGCGTTCCCAACACTGAGGAAAATTATCGAGGGAACGAGTCCACGTCTGGTTGTAGAAGGCTCTGTGCGTCCAATCCTCACAGAATTCTCTAGCAGCCGTGATCAGAGATGTAATCAACACATCATCGTCGGCATAGTCCACACGGAGGAATTGTTTTGCCTCCGCGAGAGACACAGGTTCGGCAACAGGTGGTATGAGAAGCGAAAGAGCTAAATGAGCCAATGGAATTCCTACATGGGGCTTGATTCCTCAAGCCCCATTTGATGATTAGAGCGTGTTTCATAAATAGATTCGGCCTCAAGCTGGGGACTTTTGGATGAGGCGGGTCGTTTGTTGAACTTCTTGCATGGGCAAGAAGCGGTTTGAGTTGTTGAGCGATGCGCAGTGGGAGTTGATCGAGCCTCTGTTGCCTGAGCCGAAGCGGCGCAAGGACAAGCGGGGCCGGCCATGGGCCTCGAACCGGGCCTGCCTGGCGGGCATTTTGTGGGTGCTGCAGACCGGTGCGGCGTGGCGTTTTTTGCCCGACAAGTATCCGTCTCCGGCGACCTGCTGGCGACGGTTGAAGCGTTGGGAGGAGCAGGATGTGTGGCTCGACGCATGGCGAGCGTTGCTGGGAGCGCTCGATGGCGAAGGCCTGCTGCAGTGGGAAGAGACGTTTCTGGACGGCAGCTTCGCTCCGGCCAAAAAGGGGGCTCCGCAGTCGGTAAAACCAAGCGTGGCAAGGGCACGAAGTGGATGGTACTGGTCGACGGTGGCGGTCTTCCGCTGGGAGTTCGGCTCGAAAGTGCCTCTCCGGGAGAAGTTACGCTTGCGGAAGCCACGCTCGCTGAAGTCAAAGTCCCTCGCGCCAAAGGTCGCCCCCGGCAGAAGCCGAAACGGGTGATCGCCGACCGCGCCTACGACTCCGACCCGCTGCGCGAACGCCTGAAGAAGCGAGGCATCGACCTCATCGTTCCATACCGCAAGAACAGCAAGCTCCGGCGCTACGAGGATCGACGCAAACTCCGGCGATACAAGCGGCGATGGATCATCGAGCGCACCAACGCATGGCTTGGTCAGTTCCGCAGACTCCTCGCTCGCCATGAGCACCTCCTTTCGACCTACAGAGCCTTCTTCTATCTCGCTTGCCTCTGGATCACACTGCGCAGGTGTTTATGAAACACGCTCTAGGCAATTGGTGTAACGAGCTTGAGGACCGGGTGAGTACCTGCATCGACGGACACGCCACCGATACGGCTCCAAGCCACGAACACGGTCGTTAACTGTTGCAACAGAACATCGTCCGACCGACGAATGTTCAATCCACCGTCCTGTCTCAGCAAGTAACACTGAGTCAAGTCACCAAGCAAGATGCCTGTAGAGGTGACAGTAGTTGAAGAGTTGACGCAAGAAGGTAGCGCCTGATTGAGAACAACAGGGATACCGAGGATCGAATCTAACGCTCCAGTGTTGGGGTTGGGGATGAATAACGGACGACCGTAGTTGTCCTTCTGACCCATCAGGTATGCACGGCTCTGATAGTTCATAACCCAGCAGGTGTTCTCATTCAGGTATGCAGGGTCTAAGGTGCCGTAGATCGCAACGAAGTCGTCATACTGAGGACCAACCTGTCCAGAGTTGAGGTTGAGGACGTTCCCTGCGCTATATGTACCGCTGGCAGTTGCACCAAGAGTTGCGCCGCTTACCAAAGATGCAACGTTGGAACCATTGCCGGTAGCGATTAGCTGCTCAATACCGCGATAGAACCGGGTAGCAAACGCTTGCTTGATGAAGCTGTCGAGATCAAAGCTGGCATCCTCTAATTCTTGGAAGCTGACGTTGACCTGGGTTGCAATGGTGTCGGTCGAACTGATGACACCAGCGAAGCCGGGATCAGTCTCGCTCACAGCAGTTGTTTCGCCACCAGTGATCGTTGTGAGAACGTTTGCAGTGTCATTCAGCAAGGCGATCTTCATTGGAGCGCCGTTGTTGTTGGTGATCTTGCGACCAACCTTATTCAGCGTTCCGCCAACAAACTTCTGGGCTTGGTAGATTGTCTGATCGAAGAGCTGGGGGATTACATATCCACCCTGAGTGCCAGAGGTTGTAATCGCACGATTCTCACGAAGGATGGCACGGTCTTCGGTGCTTAGCTCTCTGTCACCAAAACGGATGAAGTTGCTATATGCACGCTTGACGGCTTCATCTTTGCCATCGGCAACTTCTGCACCTGCACCGGGAGTTCCACGGTTGGGCTTCGTTGACGCTTTCATGCGGGCTTCAAAGGCTTCGAGGCGGGTGCGGCTTTCGATGTCTTTCTCGATCACGTCAAGATCAGCAAGCATCTGCTCAGACTTGGTGCGGATTTCGGGTGTTAACTCTTTCTCTTGAAGTAGAGTTTGGGTTTCAGCAAAGAGGCGATTCCGCTTCTCCTGCAATTCGTTCAAATTCATTGTGGTTCCTGTGTTAAATGGGGAATATCTTTGCCAGGACGGCAAAGGGATTTGCAGGACAACCGACATTCCTATGTGGGTTTCACTTGCGGCTCTAGAACGACATTTGCGATCTAACGCACAGGCGGGAGCCTGATGGTCCTACAGCAAACTTGGTATTACGCTCTGGCACGGAGTTGAGCCAGTTTGAATCTTGCACGGATCAGCCACGCTTGTTTATCGAGTGCATTGAACTCATCTTGCCCACCGAGTCCATCACCATCACCGTCGTCATCGTCTTCATCCACCTGATTGGTGCATCCGCCTTCATTGCAAGCTGAATCGCTGCAATTGTCGTTTGAGCAGATGCCACATGATCCGGCTTGGCACTGAGCACAGCTACAGGCACATTGAAAGGGAGGGATGACAGCGCCATCAGGGAACAAAGCACGCAAGGCCATCGTTGTGGATTCGTATGCTGGGAACGTGACGCCAACAGAGACTTCAAAGAGTTGAGTGTCCAATACCGTTCTGATGTTGCCGTTCCATTCATCCTTGGTACAGACAAATCCGAAAGAGCAGCCGGATAGATCACCACGTCCTACTGAAACCTTTAGATCACGAGCGGCCTGAGTGTCAGGAAGATCGATGCTGAAGGCTAAGCCTTGTGCATCTTCACTCAGAGTCAGAGTGTTCGCACTTGTGCGGCCAACGATGGCGTTTGTATCATGATTGATCAACGCTCTGATGTCATTGCCTAATGAAGATGTAAAGCAGCCTGGAGCTAGCTTCTCTTGAAAGCCTCCTAGATCTTCGGATAGCTCATTGAAACGGGCGATATACCCTGCGAGGTTGTTGCCTTGTACTGACGCCGTGCCTGTGGCCCGGTATTCGCGTTTATTCTGCATCTGCTTCCTCTAGTTGCGATGAAGCAACCGCCGCAGCAATCTCTTTATGGGTATTGATGTAGATTGCGCGTATTGATTTGATAAATTCTTTCTGAACTGCCTCATCCAAATTGGTGGCGTTTACGCCTTCCATCCGTTTGCAGATGTTCCGGCAAGTGGCATTCACAATGTCAGAGGTTTCGATTTCGTCTGCCACCTTATCGAGCCCATGCTGTGCCAATGCGTCAGATAGGCTCAACTGTGCGATAGAGCGAAGCACAGGACCGAGAACTTGACTAACCGCGTCCACATCTCTTTTCTGCCTATTGGCTAAACGGTGATAGCCGTCGCGGAAGACTGAGATAAAGGACGTAGTGTATTTGCCAAGCATCTTGGTTTCAGCGGGTGCCGGGAGTGTAAGCTGGCTATCAGGTTCTACAGGCGGCTTTGTACCAACGGGCTGATCTTGAATCGATTCGGTTGCTAGCAATAGCTCCGCATTCTGCATATTGACTGGCGCCCAGAGAATATCTCCGACATCATCAGGAAGCAGATTCATGCCTAGCATTTCACGAGCATCATTGGCAGTGAGTATGCCCCACTGTCTTCCAACACCGATTGCGTCGTAGGTGCTTTTGATATCTGTGCGGAGTCGTTCGCTGAAGTCGAACTGAGCAAAGACCGTAGGATCAGTGATCAGCTTGCGACAAATCTCAGCTTCTAAGCGGGAGAAGTATGGCTGTAGAGTGTCGGTGACGAACGATAGGGCTTCCTGTTCCGATGATGCCTTCGACGATTTGCTCGTGTCACCGGCTTTGGATACAGGCACGCCAAAAATGGCGCATATCTCTTGGCGTTGGAACTGGCGGACCTGTATGAACTGTGAGTCTTCAGGGGATATGGATAAGGGTGTGTATTTCCAATCACCGGGTAGGACAGCCGTGCTGCCTTGCTTGGTGCCTGATTGGGTTTCCTGCCATGTGCGGCGAGCACTCTCCATTGCTTCGGGCGAGATATTGGCATCAGTGGGGGTGAGCAAACCCGATGGCCGGGAACCATTACCGAAGAAACGAGCGCCGAATAGCTCTGAGGCTTTGGCTAGTCCGATTCCCTGCCGAGCAAGTCGAATGGGTGAGAAACCTTCTACACCATCCCAACTGAACAGAGGCACATGGAACATGTTCTGGCTATTGATCTTGCGGGGTGTGCTGTTCCCCATCCCTAAGCCGTCCGTTGTCTCGTAATAGAGGCTATTGGTGCTCATATCACGTCTGGCACAGGTCAGATTGGGATTCAGCGGCCATAAGGCAACAGGTTGACCTGCACCGTTACGTTCAATCTCTGCAAAGCAATTGCCTGTCAGGGCAAGGGAGGCCGTGAGACACGCCCAGAATGTAATGGCAGTCATTTCGTCATTAGGGCAAGACAAGAGCAGCCTTGATAAGGGTGTGAACAGTTGCTTTCTGCCTGAGCCGTCATTCTGATAGAGCTTGCATGGGAGGGTGGAAACGCCATCGCTGATGACTCGCACACAGGTTTGAACAGTCGCATTCTGAAGGGCAGTCGCAGCATTGACGATCTCGCCTGATGCTGTCGGATCGCCACCTTCCATTGACCAACTAAGAAACGCTGTGAGGCTCAGCCCCGTACCGGGTGTTCCAGAGCGCTCTTCCATACGGGGGGTGATAGACAACTCATTGCCCGTATCGGTGCGTCGTCTCATGAAGTCTTTTGCGGCTGATACCAATGACATTTAGGGTTTACCAAACTTGTGCTAGAAACTGTCTAGGCTGGGAGGGAGGTGGCGCTATAGAGGCGCGGGACATAGCGATCATGAGTGCAACCGCACCGTCAATCTTGTTTTCAGGCTTAGCTTTATCAGGGAAGATCAGGTTGCCGAAGGGCTTGCCGATGACATTCGAAACGCAATAGTTCAGAACCGGATCACTGTCATGATGTATGCGG